ACGTGGTTCAGCGGTGCCGCACCCAAGGTGCACCCGCACCCGAGGTGCACCCGTTCGCCGCACCCGCGCCCGGTGCACCCCGAGGTACAGCCTCAGATACAGGTACGGCGCCGGGTACGCGCCGGGTACGCGACGAAGACGACGACATCGGCGACGATCTCGACCTGCTGCTGCAGGCCGCCAAGCTGGTGATCACCACGCAGTTCGGGTCTACCTCGATGCTGCAGCGCAAGCTGCGGGTCGGCTTCGCCAAGGCCGGCCGCCTGATGGACCTGCTCGAGAGCCGCGGCGTCGTCGGCCCGAGCGAGGGATCCAAGGCCAGGGACGTGCTGGTGCTGCCCGATGAGATGGACGAGACGGTCGTGCAGATACGCGGCCTGGTCAGCGAGAGGACTTCCTGATGGGACTGCCCGGCCGACGAGGGCCAGTGCTGTTTGACCAGCCGCAGTGTCAAGCCACTGCTGGGATGGGGTGCCCTGGTGAAGAAGGCACTCGCCGTGGCCGTGTTCATCTTCGTGGTCTACGTGGTCGTGCAGCCGGTAGGTGCCATGCACCTGCTCAACAATGGGTTCCACGAGTTGCACGGTGCCGCGCTCAGCATGGATCGGTTTGCCCGCGGCCTGCGCTGGTAACCCCTCCCCCCCCTCTCGTCGGCGCCCCTTCCAGCCTCCAACGTGTGAGTGCACCCACACCCGGACACTCGCACACCCGGACACGCGCGCGATTGTAACTCCCTGATACGACAGGATGACGTGATGAGCGACACCCGCACCCTCCGCGGTGCCACCTGGACCCTCCTGATCGGCATGGGCGGCACCAGCGTCACCTACAACGTGTGGCACGCCGTGCACCGCGGCGAGCTGAACATCGGCCTCGCCCTGCTGTACGGCCTCGCTCCTGTCTTCGCTGCTGGCCTGCTGTCCCACATCGTGGCCGAGCATGACGGCGGCAAGATCATGAAAGCGGTCACCTACACGGTGATGCTCGCCGCCATGGCGCTGTCGATCGGTGCCACAGCTTCGGTGGTCGCGCCAGCGGCTGGCCCGTGGATGCGGTGGCTGTTCGGCGGCGTGCTGGATGCTGCTGCCCTCGTCGCGCTCCGGGTGATCCTTGATGGCCGCAGCCATCGCGCCGCGCGGATCGCCGAACTGGACGAGGCGAAGTCCGCAGCCGAGCAAGCCCGCGCCGTTGCCGAGGAGAGGACCGCCGCGACCGCCGGGCTTGAGACGGAACTAGCGCACCTGCGGGCCGAACTCGCGGAGCGCGACCGTACCCCAGCCGTACCCCAGAGTGCACCAGCAGCCGTCGTCAGCATGGTCCCGAGAGTGCACCCCGCGCGTACCCCGGGTGTACCCGCCAGCCGTACCCCAGGTACATCCCAGCCTGTACCCGGGAGCGCACCCAATCCGCTCGTGGAGTACGCCGCCGAACTCGCTGTGGGTGAGGTTCCATCAGTGCGCCGGATCAAGGCGGAGATGAACGTTGGCCAGAAGCGGGCACAGGAGATCCAGGCCGAGTTGCGCCGGATACTGGACGGCGGCGAGGACACCGGCCCGGCTGCCGTCTCGCAATGAGCGGCAGACCGGCATGGTGCCGCTGCTGATGCCCTGCACCGTCACGGGTACTGAGGGTTCTAGGCTGTCAGCCAGGAGGGTGAGCACATGGACGGTATCGGCTTCTCCCCGCTGATCACTTCACCCGCTCTGGCCGTGGCCGTCCGGTGAGCGCGTAGTAGCGCATCCTCACCCCGGTCTTGCTCATGTGGACGCGGCGGCCGATCTCACCGCCTCCGCTACCTCGCTGAGCAGTTGAGGTCGGGCAAGCCATGGCCAGCGGTAGCTATCGTCCTTGACGCGATGGCCGACGAACTGGAGAGCGGCGAAGACTCCAGCCCAACGGCATCACGGTAGGCTGATCTAACCTCTCCCACCGCTCCCGTTCAGTCTGGCTGCCTGCGTGCTCCACACTTTTCTTCTCGCCAGCGCTTTTCTCATCTGGCCCATATTCACCGTCTTCACCTACCTGATCTTCCGTGGTGAGGAGGACGGAGAAGACCACAGACCGGGCCGTTGGCTTTGCGCCCATCCACCACTTCGGGCAGACTAAGCACACCGCTGTAACTCTCCTGACCAGGGGTGACACAGGTTGGGCCGTCGTGGGAATTATCAGGTTGAACCAGAAGCGCCCTACGACCAGGCCGGGATGACCCCGTGCGCCCGCGAGATGCGCTGCGAGGAACGCGACTACCAGGGCAACGCGAACCTCTGCCCGAGGGCGTTCTGCGAGACCGACACCCGCTACATCCACCGCTCCATCGACGGCATGCCGCAGACCTACGTGGAACTGCACGGCCTGCTGGCGGCTAGCGGGCAGATGGAAGAACGGGTGTCCGGCTCCCGCGAGCCGTCGATGAACATCGCCGCCGATGTTGAGGCGTTCATGCGCTTTATCGTCTACGTCACCCTGTCCTGGGAGGAGCGCGTCCGCGAGGTCCACGGCCTGTCGGACTATGAGGAATACGCCCGCGAATTGCACGGGCTGACCGATAGCGAGGAAGTGCGGCGCCGCGACTCGGTAGCCCTTGACGGCGCCTGCCGCACGCTGTCCAGCTTCCTCACCACACTCCTGTCACTGGAAGGCCACGAATACCGGCGCCCAGCCACCAGGAAACGCGTGGACGAGGTCATCGAGGAGTGGGGCGACGAGGCACCAGGGCAGGTGCTCGGTGAGTTCGGCATGCCGTTCGTGACCCTCCAGCCCATCCGCTACGACACCTCCGGTGACGCCTGGGAGACGGTTGAGCTCAACGGCGTGGACGCGGGCCTGGAGTTCCTCGCGCTCAACGGCCGGGCACGCGGGATGCTGGGCAAGTCCCGCCAGCGCCGGCGCATCACCGAAGCCCGCTGTGACGAGTGCAGGAACAAGGCAACCCTCGTCCAGTACGAGGCACACGACGGCGGATGGGAACCCAAGGTGCGCTGCACTCAGTGCCCGAACGCCTACATCGGCGCGTCCTACGACCTGCTGATGGGCCGGGTCTACCAGGTGCAGCTTGAGGAACTGGGCAAAGCGTCCTGACATGCCATCACGCGCCGTGTTTGACAAAGATCGCGCCCGCGTGAGACGCTACGTCCCGCCAGACTTGTGCCTGCCAGGACCCCATCCTGAGCAGGCTTTTCCTGTTCCGGGGTGGTGGTCAATGCCGCCCCGGCCTGGCATCGAGCCCGAGGACATCGTCACCCCCTCGCAGGCTGCCCGGCTTCTCGGCGTGCCCGCATCGACAGTGCGGACCTGGATCGAGCGCTACGGCGTCGAGTCCCTCGGCAAGATCGGCCGCTGGAACGTCTACGACTTCCGCGAGATAGCCGCGATCGAGGCCGTGCGAGCCACTGCCCTCTCGTCGCCTGCCGCCTTTCCCGCCGCAGCCTGACAGCCCACCACTCCATGCCAGACCGGAAGGCGGCTGATTCGCATGCCCGGTCGCTGGCCCTGGAGACCACCTCCCTGCTGCTGCGAGCAAGTACTTCAGCAACTGGACCGGATCAGCCAGCAACTTACCCGCATCGAGCAAACCCAGGAGACGATCATGACTGCCCAGGACGACATCAACGCAGCGGTAGCCGAGGACACCACCCTGCTCACTGACCTGGCCACGCAGACCGCTGCGATCCAGGCAGCGCAGTCGGCGTTCGCCGCCGAGATCGCGAAGCTGGAAGCCCAGGGTGTGGACACGTCCGGCCTGGCTGCCGCCAACACCCAGCTCGCCGCCGCGCAGGCACCGCTGGACGCCGCTGTGGCCGCCCTGACTGCCGCGTCCCAGCCGCCCGCGATCCCGCCCGCCGCTGGCTGACCCACCCGTCCAAGCATCATGGGTGCCCGCCTCTCCGACGCGAAGCGGGCAGCGATCCTGGCGGACATCAAGGACGGCACCAAGTCCCGCAACAAGATCGCTCTGGAGCACGATGTCAGCGCCGGAACCGTCACCAACGTGGCGAAAGAAGCGGGACTGACCACAGCGTTTGACCGGTCAAACGTGAAGAAAGCCACCGCCGCCGCTGTCGCCGACAGCAAGGCTGTGCGTGCCGCAACTTCCCGCCGGTTCCTGGACAAGGCGAACGAGCTGCTCGACCAGATGGACCAGCCGCACACGGCGTTCGCGTTCGGTGGCCGGGACAACGTCTACGCCGAGCACGAGTTCGCCAAGCCGCCCGTTGACGCGCTGCGGACGCTGATGACCACGGCGGCTATCGCGTTCGACAAGCACATCGCCCAGGACCGGCACGACACCGACGACGGCAGCGCGGACCTGGCGAACGTCGACGCGTGGCTGGACAGCCTGACGGAGGGTGCCGGGCACTAGCGGGAGGCGCCCGTGAAGGTCGCGCCGCTGATCGGCAAGCAGCTCACCTCCTACGAACTGGCTGATGCCCGGCTGAACATCTGGGAAGGGTCCGTCCGGTCGTCCAAGACGGTCTCCAGCCTGGTCCGCTGGCTGCGGTTCGTCCGCGACGTGCCGCCGGGCAACCTGATGCTCGTCGGCAAGACCGAGAGAACGCTGAAGCGGAACATCATCGACCCGCTGACGGAGATGCTCGGCGCCAAACGGTGCCGGTACGCCGGCGGCTCGGGTGAGCTGTGGCTGCTGGGCAGACGGATCTACATCGTCGGCGCGAACGACGAGCGCGCCCAGGAGAAAATCCGCGGCATCTCCCTCATCGGCGTCTACTGCGACGAGATCAGCACATGGCCGGAATCGTTCTGGTCGATGCTGCTGTCGCGGCTGTCCGAAGAGGGCGCCAAGCTGTTCGGCACCAGCAACCCGGATTCGCCAGCGCACTGGCTGAAGGCCAAGTTCCTCGACCGCGCGGGCCTGTGGCTGGATCACGCGGGCAACGTCCTGCGCACCGCGGGCGACGGGGCGCTCGACCTGGCCCGGTTCAGCTTCCGCCTCGCCGACAACCCGCATCTTCCCGCCGCCTACATCCGCAGCCTGGAGCTTGAGTACACCGGCTTGTGGCGCAAGCGGTTCATCCTCGGCCTGTGGGTCGCGGCCGAAGGTGCGATCTACGACATGTGGGATCCCGATCTGATGGTCGTGGACATCATCCCGCCGATCACGAACTGGCTGTGCGCCGCGATCGACTACGGCACCTCCAACCCGCTGCACGCCGTGCTGCTGGGCATCGGCGCCGACCGGTGCCTGTACGCCGTCGCGGAGTACCGGCACGACTCGCGCCGCGCCCACCGCCAGTTCACCGACGCCGAGTACTCGCAGGCCATCCGGGCGTGGCTGCAGCAGGTGCCGATCCCGGCCACGCGCAGGCCGGACGGCTCCTGGCTGCAAGGTGTCCAGCCGCACTACGTGATCGTTGACCCGTCTGCGGCGTCGTTCCGGGTGCAGCTTCACCGGGACGGCATGAACCCGGTGCTGGGCAGCAACGAGGTGCTGGACGGCATCAGGACAGTGTCGTCGCTGCTGGCCACGGGCAACCTGAAGATCAGCCGTGACTGCCCGGAACTGATTGCCGAACTGCCGGGCTACTCGTGGGATGACAAGGCGGCGAAGGCTGGCGAGGACAAGCCGGTCAAGCTCAACGACCACGGCGTTGACGCCCTGCGGTACGGCTGCATGACGACGCGGGGTATCTGGCAGTCCCAGATCCGGCTGACGGTCCCGGCGGCGCAGCCCGATCCGGGCGAACCGGCCCTCCGGGCGCGCGGGGTCATCACGGAACCCGGCTGGCCAGCGTGACGGCTGAGCGTAGTCATAAACCCCGGCCCAGCCGATAGAACGATCACATTCGTCAGCGCAGCGTGACGGCGGGAAGGGTGCGAGATGACCGTTCCCGTCCTTGACCTGCCGTTCGCCGGAACCGGCACGGCGTTCATGGACAACCGGCTGCAGAACGCGCTGCCAACCGGTGGCCCGACGCCGTGGCCGCCCGTGCGGTTCAACCCGGTCAACTACGACATGCGCATCTGGTCGGCCTGGT